GCTATTAGTCGTTTTATATCCGAGATGTCTTCAGCATCCCATGGTAGCCAACCTGATCCTTCTACAATACTAGAAGCTATACCTTCTGTTTCGTCTTGTTCAATTGGATCTGGATCTTCATCCGATAAACGTGGTGCTACTGCTTGAATTTTTGTTGTCATAATTGAAGTGATTCTAGGATTGCCTCTTGTAAAGTTATTTTGCCTTCTAATACTGCTACTACTCTTTCATCCACGCTATTAGACACTATTAGGTGATGTATAATAACCGGTTTTTCTTGCCCCTGGCGATAGATGCGGGCATTTGCCTGGATATAGTTCTCAGATGACCAGGGGAGGTCGTACCACACTGTTTGTGCTGTGTCACCAATGTTGCATTGTAAATTGAGCCCAATACCTCCTGATTGAGGATGGGCCAAGAGCATACGAATCTCGCCACGACGCCACGCTTCAATGTTGTCATCGTCCAGCACCACAGCCTGCGGGAATGTAAGACGAAGTCTCTGGAGACTGTGTTTGAAGTGATAGAATACGAGCGTCGGGGAAGAAGATTCCTCCATGATCGATTCAAGATATTCCAGCTTACTGCGGTGTACTTCATGTGTATTACCTTGTTCGTCATACATCGCGCCTGATGTGAACTGCAAGAGTTTGTTCGCCAGTGCCGCTGCTGTTGGAGCTGTGATTTTTTCTTTTTTGATATCAACGACCATGTCTTTTCTAAGTGTGTCATATTTATTTCTTACTTGTGGGTCCAGTTCAATTTTGTGATGAAGGCTTGTAAGCGAAGGGAGTTGCAAATAATCCTCAGCTTTAAGTGAATAACAAATATCCGAAATCTTATCTTGAATAACTTTAGCGGCACCACTTTTTGGTTTCCATGAATACACCACTCGGGTGTGTCGGTTAAATTGATCTGGTTGTAAATACTTATCCCTGAACTTAGTCAGGCTTGTTTCTAAACGGGCTCCTAAGTCCAATATACCCACCTGAGACCAGAGATCAGCTACTCCTTGAGGGGTGGGTGTACCTGTAAGAATAATACGCCGTGAGAAGCCTTTTAAATGCTTCTTAAGTGCTTTAAAACGCTTGGTACTAGGATCCTTAAAACGGCTGGACTCGTCAATAACTAGGTTCTTGAACTGGCTCATCTGTGGCTGCTCGCATAGCCACACTACATTCTCCAAGTTAATAAGGTAAATATCTGTATCTGCATTAAGGCCAGACATACGGGCGGATGGGCCCCCCATAATTTTGCTCACTTTTAGGTGCTTTAGGTGATCCCACTTCTTCACTTCCGCGTCCCACACTGTTTCTGCTACTCTCTTGGGGGCGATAATTAATGTCTTTCCTTGCATCTGCTCCGCAATGATGGTGAGAGTCGTTGTCGTCTTGCCTAGTCCCGGGGGTAACAGAAGTCCCAGATTGGGAATTGTCGATGCCTTTAAGATTAGTTCTTTTTGGTATTGGTGCAGTTGTGTTCGGTTTAGCATATAAGTGGTTCCAGATCCAGTCTGCAATATCGTAGTGTTCTTGCATTGTACCATCATCTTTAAGGCGATTGGCACGATACGAAATAAAAGCTACGTTGCCTTCTACGTAACCAAGATGGGGTTCAATCCGATCAAGCGTTGGGCCATTGGGTTTGGCATGTCCTTGCCCCAATCCAGATATTCCCCATTCAAAAGGTGTGTGGAATACCGGACATTCATTTGTTGCAATCGAAAGCAGATACTCTCCAGTTATAGAAAAAGGCACGTTATCGCGTTTTGCTCTACGTTTAGCAGAACCTAAAAAGTTTGCTATGTGCAACTCTTTATCTGTCTTTCGTGGCGCCATTTATAAAATCCTCAACGTCTTCTTTTGATCTTAGAATATGAACCGGAAAACCTTGTTCACCCAGCTCGTCGAATACGAGCACTTGTCTTGGACTTATTACTCCCGTTTCCGTTTTTAGTTCTACGAGGTACACTTTTTGGTTTAGAAACACTATTCGATCCGGTACCCCCGTCACTGTTGCCACCCATTTGTATGAGCGCCCTGAGAACTTCTTCACGAGTTTTGTCAAGTGTTGTTCTATTGCGCTTTCTAGAATGTGCACGATTATCATCCTCCGTTGCATAAATTGAAAATACTTGTTTAAAGATGTGTTCACCTAAATACGAACGAGATTCATCACCCACTTTGGTTTCCTCTTCACCAATGTATTCAAAAACATGGGTAGTTGTGTGGGACACTTCATGGTAAATAATACCCATACGTTCTATTACATCTAACTTAGCCATGTCTTCCCAGTTAAACACAATCGCCATCATAGCTGCAGTTGTGCCTTCTTGCTGAATGTAGTGTGACTCAGCTAAGCCAACGTCAAGGGCATGGTGTTTGGTTGTGATTTTAGAATCTTTAAGTGCTACTTGAAAAGCATGATCGGAGAAACACACTTTGATTTTGATACCAAAGTGTCCTGTATCTGCTATATAGTACGGCTTATTTTCCAAAGGGGATGGTTGCTCGGATTTCGTCGTCACGTTGTTTTTCCAATTCTTCAAGTGTGGGGATACCGTTTTTAAATATGGTATCCCAATTACTGTTAAACTGCTCTTCAGGTATTGTTAAAGGACGTTTAGTATCCCCTTTACCGCCGTCATGCTGTGTCATTTCTTTAATCCTTTGCGTAATTCATGGCTGTGTAACTTCTTGCCGGGATCTTTAACTTCACCAGCAGCTTTCGCTATTTTAGCAGCTTTTTTACGATTTGCAATAGTTCCGTCAGAAAGCACAAACTCATGCTTGCCCTTCTTGCCTGTTTGGGCAATAATATCATCGTGGCTTTCCTTAACAGACTTAGCTTTGTCTACTTTGCCGGACTTCTCTACTATTGCCGGCTTAACTACTTTTAGTTTGCTCATTTCTTTTCCTTTTGTTGTACGTGCCAGTGGCACAGTTGTTTGTAGTACTGCAGATCAATCTCGTACTGTATTGCCTTCTTGTCGTAGATTGCCTTTTGCTCTTCTAAATCTTTGTCTTTGGGGCGCATAACAAGCCCGATCATAAAGCCTATTATAAACGCCAGTCCAATCTCAGTCATTTCTGTGGTGCCTATCGTTAGGGTTGGCCAGCATGCTGGCAATAAGCTCGTCGGTGGTCTGGAACCACTGGATAGCTTTGAGGCCGTCTGCTTGGTAGATGGTGAAGCTCATTTGTTCATTGCCTGTAAAACTCCCGTAAGGATTGCAAACAATGCCTCACCAACAATGACACCCCAAAATACAGTAAAATAAATTGACGGCGCATCAAAATGATCTAATAAAAAATAAGTTAAAAAGTAAATCATTTTATTCTCCTATTCCGTGGGTGTGTTTTTAATGCCGTATTTATCTGGGTGCTCAAAGCAATCAACAATGTCTCTAATTTCCCAATCAGCCAATTCGCCTTTCCATGACCCGTTGGTATGTTTTAGTCTGATAGACGCCAACAATACCTTTCCGTAATAAATTGGTAAATCAATTACTGGTGCCTCTTTAGTGTCTTGTAGATTAAATACTTTAAATGCTTTTTCTGCTAGTTCAATTGGTGTCATTTTTATTCTCCTATTCCGTGGGCGCGTTCGATGGCGCGCACAATGTCAATCAATCCCAAAATGTTTATATCTGCTGCGGCGGGATGTTGCCCACTACACAAAATCATTTGATGGGTAAAGTAACCAACTTCGTCATCAGTCAACGGTTCACGTTGCGCGTCTTGCCGGTCTTGTGTGGTGAATGTGGTCATAGTAATTGTGCCTTTTTTCCTTCGTAAAACTCCAATAACGCATTAGCAAAAATCACAGGAAAATCTGCATCAGCACCGGCTCTGAGTAACCCCTCTGCAACACCGCTTTGGTGCAAATAAATGTTGTGTATTTCTTCGTTTGTTAGTTTCATTTCTCTTGTGCCTTTCTTAGTATTGCTCTAGCAAATGCTGGTGCGTTCAATTCGCCTTTCATTGTTGAATATGCTTTAGCCAGCCAATTTATTTCCTCATCTGTTAGTTCTTTTACTGGATGGGTGCTAGGCTTAATGCGGTATTCAACTTCATCCTCTTGCCATAAATCTGGATGGTTATCTTTGGTCATTAAATAAAAACCATCTGTTCTGTGTTTAAATTTCCATTCAATTTCAGCACCATCAGCCCAAGCCTTAATTAGTTCTGCGTGTTTATGTGGTTTCATTGTTTCCATCCTGCGTTAGAAATAAAGTCTTCATACATTGCACATTGCTTTTTCAACACTTCGATTTCAGCTTGCATAGCATCAACATCTTCTTGAACATAAATTTTCATCCATCTTTCACCTGTGAATAGTTCATAATCATCTATGTCGTAATTAAATCTTATTTGCATATTCATTTCTCTTGCTCCTCTTTTGTTGGTCTTGCTTCATACTCACGGTAGTGCTTTGTACATAAAACTCCATAAGCAATAGCTGGCTCACACTCTCTTGTCTCTGTATCCCACTCACAAAATATGCCAAAGTTTGAGTGTTCTACTTTGCACCCACAAGTAAGTATCATTTCTCTTGTGCCTTTCTTTCCCATCGCCATTTACGGACATAGCCATCTACCCATTGAAAATACAACATTACTAAAGCACCCAATATAAAAAATACCATTAACGCAGCAAACGCTATTAAGTTCCAGTTCATTTCTCTTGTGCCTTTCTTAATAAAAGCGTGTTTACCGCATCGCTGATTGACAAAAGAAATTCTATTTTGTCCATTTCTTCTATTTGCCTTTCCGCCCAGCCTTCACCAAGTTCATGCTTGTTTTGTTGGTCAATGTAATGCTCCATAACAATGTCGTAAACAGTATTCATTTCTCCTGTGCCTTTCTTAGTATTGCTCTAGCAAATAGTGGTAGCTCGGCATTTAAACAAACAACGGCAGGGTGAGTTTCGTTCCAGCACTCTAGTATTTCCTCATCTGTTAGTTCTTTTACTGGATTGGTATTAGGCTTTCTACCATCTTCAACACCATTGTCATAAGCCCTAATTTTTCCTGCTTTCAACGCCTCGATTTCAGCTTGTTGCTGGCGTAGCACAGAAGCAATTAGACTTAGTGATCCACCATTTTCGGTGTACTGCGTTTCAATATCATCAGCTAGTTCATTTGCGTTCATTTTTAATAACCTGTATTAAAGTTGTTGTTGTTATTGAAGTTGGTACATAAATAAAATATAAGAACCACATTAGTTCCGTGGCTTTGACAATGGTTAGTACACTATAGAGCAGGTATAACCAAATTGATAACGTCAGTAGTGTTAGTACAACAATAGTTGCTTTCATAGTATCTCCTTAATGTCAATCACTCTCATCATACCAAGGCCACCCTCTTCAAGCTGTGTGGCCATGTTGTTCATTATCATCTCGGTGTAGGCGCTCATACCCTGATTACCTTTACGGCAGTGGTAGATGGAGCCTGAGTAGCCGTGAACCAAGTAGCAGTCACCCTCTTCTGTCACCTTCTCAATGCCGCTGTTCATGCGCCATGAGTCGCCCCCGGTGAAGTTGCCATACCAAGAGCCGACCACCTTGTCAATAGGGGGATGGTCTTTGCTAGTGATGTGGACAATTGCCCACTTGTCTGGTGTGTAGTCACTCATCTTCGTCTTCCTCTATACGTTTAGTTCTACCCATCTCTTTGGCATGTGTCTCACACAGTGTAGCATGCCAGCCGTCGGGGTATGTTTCGCCCGGTGCGCCGCACTCCTCGCACGTAGATTGTGACATACATTCGGCAAAGGTGATATAAGCCCAGTGCTTTTCAGTTGCACCTTGAACATAGAATCGCAGGCCGCCAAACTTTTCCTTTACCTGAGAGGCAACGGGTACCTTAGCGGCCTCTTCGTCTAGCTTGGCTTTCTTTTCATCAACATACTCTTGTGTTACCAATCCCTTATCGCTGTTCCATGGGTGTGGCTTGCCGATGAGTTCTTGCCAGTATTCGTACTGGCTTTTTGCTGTTCGGTAGTCACTGGTTAGCAGTCGGCACAGGGTGTCGATGATGTTGTACCAACCATCTCCACATGAAAAGCCCCAGCACATTGCTGTTTGGTTCATTGGCTTGTTACGATCACCAAAAATCAGAGGGTAGTCTGCACATAGTTTTGCGTCTAGTTCTTTGTTCATACTGTGTCCTCGATGTTGATGTTGTTATCCAATCGGTACTGCTGCTCGTCTTCAAACGCTTTGCGAATCTGTGGTCCGATGTGGTGTTGAGTTTGTAATATGGCCTCGATGTGGTTGTTAGTCATCTCAGATAGCTTAGCCCAGCGAAGTGGCTGATCTCCACCCTTGCCGTATGTGCCCCAGTGAAACGCATCACGGATAACATCATGTGGGTCATCAGAATATACACAGGCATCTTGGTGTGGAGCATCATCGTGGACATTACAACGTTGGTATTCAATGCCCCCATCTACCATGTACTCTTTACCGTTGGCGTCTGTATATTCTTTATAGTCATGCCGGCTAAAAGACTGCAACATGGTGCCGTCTGGTGTGATGATTCTATTTGCTAGTAATTTTGGTTCCATTAGAAAATCTCCTCGTTAAATGATTCAACACTGTCAACATACTTCTGAGCGCGGACGTTAAGTTTCACGCCCCTGTAAATTTGTATTCTACCACCATTTGATCTATCTTCGCCAGTCTCAATGCAATGTTCTTGCGTTGCAGCTAAAAAACGTCGTTTAAATGCCAATTCTGTACCCGGAGGTAAAGACTTTTTGAGCGCCCAATGCTTGTAGCAAGTAAACACATCATCTTTTGATACCATTCCAATGGGGTCAAACTCTAAGGCTTCGTCAACAAACGAACCGATTGGGTTACCTAGTTCGGCCATCAATTCTAGTAGCTGCTTACCTGATTCCGGTTGAGTAAAGTGACCACCACGTGCTAGTCTGCGCTTCAAACCTTCCATGGCCCAGTTAAATATACCAGCTAATTCTTTATCCAGCTTGAGAGACAGTTCAGTATCTTCGTTATTATAAAACGATTTGGTCATCTTAAACACTACCATACGTCCTGTCAATGCGTTGGAGTTCTCAGTTAGCTGAAGAACCTCGTTAGAGTAAACAACAATGCGAGTAGGCAAATAACCAGACCAAGCCTCTTTGTTTTTCCGGTTGACAGTAATGGTATCACCACCCACAATACGCAGAAGCTGAGATACAACAGCAGATCTGTTTCTCTCAGGTGCTCTTGCGTCAGTAAAAGAAGCGAGGAGCTTACCCAGCCAAGGCTGCAGACCAAATGTATCACAGAGTTCCTCCAGTTGTGGTGCTACCGTGTTGTGTTGTCCTAACAACGATACCAAGATCTTGTTAATTGTCCCCTTACCTGAACGGCGGGGTCCGATAATGTTAAAGAATTTTTGTTGCTTAGTTTCACCTGACAAAATGTAACCAAACATTTCTTGCAGCGCTGAAATAGACTGCGGATCATCACCCCATACCGAGTTTAAGAATTGCATCCATTCAGGACATTGTGCCTGTGGGTTGTACTCGAACGGCAGTGAGTTCTGTGTAAAAAATCCCAATGAGTGCGGAATCATAACATAGTCTTTAAGGTGGAATATTCCATTTCTGAGGGAAATAAGATCAGAAGAATCTGGTTTGTCAGTGGCATATTGCTCAAGCCAAATTGGAGGCTTAGTATTTGGGTGATTAGGAAGATGCGTGATTGATTTGACAGCATCAAGCGCGGCCGATACGGATGCTGGAGAAGGGTTAAACATTTCGAGCGCACCCTTGCGTCCCGTTTTCTTGCATTTATCCAAAAAAGCATAGAGCTTGGATCTGATAGTTGCTTCTTCAATATTTTCATAGTGAGTTCCCACGTATATAAAAAAGTCTTGCGCGTAGTGTACTAAGGTATAACCTTCCTCAGATGAGAATAGATTTCCTAAGAATGTGCGAGCATGATTCATTGTTCCGGTATCAAGGATAATCTCACCACGTGCCAGTGCTTCTTGTTTGGTTTGGATGTTTACCTTAAAAATAAGCGAGCGCAGTGTGGCAGTCGAACCACGCTCAGTCTTAAAGGTATTCCACTTGTAGTGGCATGACATCTCACCCGTTTCTTGATACTCTGGCGATGCTCCGTCGTTATAGCTCCAGCGATCCCATAGCTCACATGCCTCGGGGTCTCCTCTAAACTGATGGTGTAGTGCATAACCGACAGCCATCCAATCTGCATAACCGCAGTCAGTCGATGGTAGGTGTGCTAGGATGTCAGTTTCCACACGGGCTAAGTCATACTCAGGCACCGGTGGCTTGTAGTCCGCAAAGTCGTCACCTGTGATGTGAACTGTGCGAGTTGGTATGATAGTTGATAGGTCTTGTTCCTGCGTCGGAATCGAACCTGAGATGATCTGACCGGTTACTGTGAAGTAACGACCATGCGGATATGCCTCGAACCCAATGGAATGGTCGACGTGGGCTGTCTTAAAGTCTGAACGGGTGAATATCTTTACTCCGGTTCCAGATGGGCTGATCTCCATATAGCCGTTTACTGACTGGGCTAATTGCTGCATTGCAGCATTTGTGAAACAGGACAAGTCGGCATCATAGCAATCATCTAAATCGATACCGACTAGGTTATCATCTTCACTGAAGACAAAACCGACACCAGAAAAGCGGGTTGGGTTGTTTTGATAGGCAGCTTGGACTGTGAGAAAGTCTGCCCATGTTGTTGGGTTTGTTGAGGAGGCTGATTGGCCGTTTGCTTGGATAGGGAGCTTAGACCAGCGTTTGTGTCCGTCTGAACCTACCTCTGTGTGGCTCCATAGAACCCAGCGTGGGATTCTTTTAAGCTCCATTGGTACGTTTTCAAATATAACGGGGAGTGCTTCAGGTTTTGACATTACGGATTCCTTTCCTATTTCCGCTATTGTACATCATAAATATCAAAACTTATATATAACTTTTTGTCATGTAGGTATAACTAAAAGTTTGTATTTGACAGGGTAGACAGGGTAGACAGGGTTACTTTATCTTTTTTATTATTTTTAAAAAATAAAAAATAAAAATTAAGAAAAGAGTAAACATACCCCCGCTACCCTGTCTACCCTGTCTATTTGCCTACTTTTTAGGCATTTGAGAGGATAATATCGGCTACTTCCTTGGTAATGGGGGTGCACTCGGCTACTGGAACCCATTCCTTTCGCATGCGGTATTCACCCATCCAGCCTTTTTCCTTAAACTCTACCCTGACATTTTCAGCGTTAAAAGAGGCATTATTGATTACTTGACATGCCATATTTTTGTATAGAACCCACTCTCTCATGCCACACTCATCATAATGTCAGCTACCTCATCAGTGATTTCAGTTAGCTCTTCTGGGTTAAAGACGTACACAACAAGGTCAGTAACCTCGTCATTTTGTCTAGCTATTACGCATCTCATTATTTCAGTATCCCCCTCAACGCGCCTTTTAGGTAGGATTCTAAATAGGGTGTGTTGCGGTGCATCATAATTAACGTGGTATTCGTTTAAAGTGGCATACTTCATGGATACCTCATAATATCAGCTACTTCTTTGGTAATCACTGTGGCGTCATTGGAAGATACAGTAAAGACTTCATACTTATTAAAGGACTCAATGTTCTTTTTTGGTGTTAGGGTTTTTTGGACTTCTGCCCTTATTACTAAATTTAACCCATCATTATAGACTGTAACCACTTCGCCGACCCTGTCAGTCCAGATAACAAAATCTCCTGGCTTCATAGCATAACTTCAAAATCTAGGCGCTTAATCATTTTGTATGACCACTCCCTGAACTGCTCTCGGTTATCGCTAGTTTGCTCATCGTTATCATCCCAATTAGACTGGATTTCAAAGTCCCCTGTCAGATTGTGGAAATCAATACGGATTAGATTACCGTCCTTATCATATACATCGGTTGGTATAACTTTAGTCATTGTTTCTCTTTCTAGTGTTTATAGGCGGGTCCGACGAATTTTTTTATAGGCGGGTCCGACACAATTCTTTAACTTTGCTTGGTTTTTCATCCCAATTATCAGGTGTGCCGTAATCTCCACGACTTGACCTCATTCGCTCGGCTTCTCGGGATTTTGGCTCTACTTCAAGCCATTGTTTAAACGCTTCCACATATTCTAAATACTCGTCGTTGATGACATACAGGGGGTGGTTTAAACTCGCTACATCTACTGTATGAGAAATGACCGAAGCGCGTACCCACTTTTTGTTGCGCTTGTAAATTCTGTCCCGCGCTATAATAAATCGGTTGTAAGCCCTTGTTTGCTCGGGTGTAAATTCAATCGTCTTGCTCATCGCTAAATCTCTCTGTGTTTAAATGGTCGATTGAAATTGGTTCTCTTGTCATAAAAGACTGCAACTGGGCTAGTTTGCGTTCACTAATACCCATAATTTTTGCTAACTCTGCGGGTTTGGGTTTGCGCCCTAGAATTTGGGACAATGCTCTGTCGTTGTAGTTTAGTTTTTTGAGGGCTTCGACTACATTCATGGGTAGACGAATGATATTGGATAGGTTGTCCAGTTCTCTACGAACACCCTTTTCAATAAACGACTTGGCATAGGTGGCAAACTTAGCATTGTTTTTTGGCTTCCACTTCTTAGCGCACAGTAATAACTGCTCATTACCAAGTGCCACGATATCCTCGGCGGGCATCTTGCCATGATTCCAATAGGTCATCTTACGCACAATATAAACAACAAAACGCAAATTATGGGTAACTAGCTTGTCAAGGGCTTCGTCATCTCCTTGCGCTATTCGCTTAGCCAATGCGTGTTCTTGCTCTGTTGTCAGGGGTTCAATCCCGTATAGGGACTGCAAGTAATCACTAAGTATATCGTTATCAATCATCGGGGTTCTATTTGTGGTTAGAACCCCGATTATACCATACTCGCCTATTTCTGCCCCAAAATGGTGCAAATACTCGATTTAACGAATTTGGGGTCGCATAAAACTAAACCCACCATAAACCACACTAACTTAAATATGGTGAATTCCTCAAGCAAACCCCATCCCACAAATATTACAATGTATGCTCCTACATAGTTCACATTGTAGCCTCCCCAAGTAGTTTAAACGCATCCAGAAATGTTAGTTTCTTGATTCTCTTTCGCTTCGGTTCTTGCCACACAACTGCGCCGAAATCGTCATACTTAATCTTCATGTTATTGCTAGCACGATATCGGCTACCTCTTTGGTTATTTGGGTGCAAGTTCTAATCTTGTCAGCGAACATATTAGAGGGGATTGGTTCTCGCCTAATACCTACATACTCTATGTTATACAAATCGTAATGGTAATTTTTTGCTTTATTAGCATTTATTCCTAAAACTTGGAACACCACATCGCCATCCACATACCACGCACCCGATTTAATCTTCGCCATTTTCGTCGCCGCCGATAAATGTTTCCTCGCCGCGGTCAAAACTTAACTCCTCCATGATTTTGAGTTTATACATATAGGACTTGGTGTCCTCATACTCCTCATCATCTTTAAAATAATCTCTATTAGGCATATCTAGCACTCCTTATAATGTCGGATACTTCTTTGGTTACGGGTGATACTTTTGCGGTTGATGACATGGACTTCATATACGGCTTACCTGTTTGGTCAATCCATATCACTTCAAAACTTCTCGGGGGCTTCTCATTAAAATCTAGCCACTCAGGTAGGTCAGCATACCCCACCATATCCCGTTCATTGGTTACATAAGTTTTACGCATCGTCAATTTTGTATCCCTCCATAATGTCGGCTACTTCGTTGGTTACTGGAATAAGTCTGCTCTGACTGATCGTAAACCTATTCCTTGTGTCCTTAATATTCACTCGCACCATGTCGAATGAATACCTCTCATACTTACTCAATACTGCGACACAACACAACTTACCCCGATACTTTGGGTGTATGTCCGTATCTTCAGGTATCAAGTAATATTGCTTTTCTGTCATGTCATCACCCAATAGCAAGACTTACTGTTCTTTAACCCCACATCTTCTATAAACTGCTTCTCGTCTGTGATATCTAACACAAACATTTTACCTCGAATATGCTCGGGCAAGTCGTTTAAACTCGCTACTACATTGGGTTCTTTACTGTCTTTTGCTACCCATTCCACGCTATTGGGTTTAATCCACACAAAACAATACTCGGGGTTGTAGTTAGCGTATCGGTCAATGTTCTCTTTGTGCTTGGCTAAGTATTCCATCGCTTGTGAAAACTTCTCACACTTGGGTTTGTAGCCTGATTCGTGTAGGTAAATCATATCCTCGTAACCTAAACTAAATGCGTGGTTTGTATGATGATCTACATTCCATCCCCACTTATTGCGTAACCCCTGTATCTCTTGTTCAAACTCCCGCTTGTGAGTACCTATCACTTGGAATATAGATAATGGCTTTAAGGTTTTCTTGGCGATCTTAATGATGTTCTTTACATTGATAGATTGCTTATATTGCCCTAAGTTAGAGTAATTCCTCCTACCATCGTTAATATTTTTATTAGAGATGGAATACTTCTTACCATACTTTTCTATATCAACTACCCCGATTATTTGGTGTGGGTCGGTTGTATCATAGATATCTAATCTGTGAAATACACCATGCGGTTTGCACTCCTCGGGTATGTTGTAGTTCAGCTTATTGTCCCCGCCCTTATATACTAGGCTAAGGTTGTCCTTTAGCATAGCCTCGCATAGGTCAATCAATCGGGTATCTACAAACTGCTCACCCGCATAGGGGGCATAGGTTACTTTTAAATCATCGCTCATTATTTTCTCCTTAAAACCAAGATTTATATAGGTCTTTACATACTGTGCCAAGGGGGACTTCAATCTGTTTAAATGGCTTAACCAGTTTATAAAGGTCTTTAAACAACTTCGCTTTTAGTTTGCTCTTATCGTATTCGGTTTTGCGGATGTGGCTGTATTCGGGCTTGCCGTTCACCAAAACCTTATCGTATAGGAATGAAGTCTTTTCGATACGATTCTTATAATGCTCGGCAATAGTAAACCAATGCTCAGGTGCGTTTCCATCAACTAGTTTAAACACTTTGTCTTGCGGTATGTCTTTGGTTGAACAGGCTAATGCGTTTTCCCAATAGCTAAGATACTTAGGCTCTACCATATCCACCATGACATCAAGGTACTCCAATAATGGTTTGGCGGTGGCTCTCCACTCTTTAGTTTTGGCTCGATCTAAATTGTGGATTACTTCTCTATGAACCACCATTGGTATCCAGTATTTATTAACCACCTTGCGGGTGAAAGTAATATCTCCCTTTTCAAGGGTATAGAATTGATAACCTACTTCACAATCTAAGCGAACATACTTAGCCGACTTATGGTTGTGCATAGTCAATCCCACTGGCATATTAAAATCATAAAAGTAGAAAACAGAGGGGCTACTTAATGCTCTCGGATATAGTTTATCTTCTGCACTCCAATTTGTGCGTGGGGTGTGTACTGTTACTGTTTCCATCTCACCAGTTAAGTGAAATGAGATTGCCTTAGTGTGTGTTCTATCGGGTTGGTGGATGTCTGACCAGCTATACGCATCAAAGGTAAGATAGTATTGATTCTCATTAACTTTAATAATGCGCTCACGGCTTCGATCTCGTTCGCCAATGGGTCGCACATCGAGGTGTTTGCGTTGCTTACTTTGAATTGGCTTGGTGTTCTCATAGCGTTCTTTGATCTTGGCAAAATCGAATCTGCCTCCGTTGTCCCGTTGCACCTCATAAGGTGTGCGTGAATTGTAATATCCAAAACTCATTTGTTTAACTCCTCTAAAAGTTTTTTGCGTGATTTACTCAACTCCTCCTCCAACACCATCAATGCCTGATCTGCTATTGATTGTGGTGTAAGTAGTGTGGTGCGTTGGTCGTGTTTGACTATGCCCGAACGAATCTCGGCTACCTCTTTGCTTGTCCATACACTATCCACCCATTGTGGTGAGTAATCCCTCTCGGCTTGCTGAATATTGCCTGATTGTAGGACTACCCAATCGCCCTTTTTTATAGCGTGTGTATCACTCATTCTTAATACTCCCTGTTCCTGTTTTCTCGTTGAACACTTGCTTGGATAATCGCCACTTCCTCGGTGGTGAATGTTGCAAACAGTTCATCCCTATATACCCTTAAAGGTCGGTTCTGATAACCACCATCATCCCTTAATGTTTTCCATATAACCCACACCACATCTATGGCATTAGCTCGCCTGTTGGGGTATCTGTAAATCACCTCGGTAATCTGACCATAATCACCTAAGAAATCAACTACCCACCATCCTACTTTTAATCTGACCATGTTTAAACACCCCGCCCAATATCTTGGGTGGCTTCCCATGCTACCCACACTTCGGGGTATGCGGTTTTAACCCAGTAAGCAAACCTAAGCCAATGCTGATTTTCCTCTGCCATTCTTGTAGCAGAGTAGTCATACTGCCTTTGCTCGTTAGTCATACTGAATTGTTTAAACATATCATAAACTAATCTAAACTCATCGGGTGTCATAATGATTGCTCCTTTGCAAACGCTTCCCATGTTTCAACTAATTTTTTTATTCGGGGGTTGCTTGATATATCAGCATCCATAACGGATTCCTCAATATCCTTAACTGCCTCGTATTGGTTGTAAATGTCAGGATATGCTTCTCTTAGCCAATCGGCTAAATAAATGCGTCTTGGTTGCGGTTCTGCTCTATTACTCGCTACTTTTTTGGCTACTTTGTGCATTATCTACTCCTCAATATGGATAGTCTGACCAATAGGGGAATTGGTTTCCCTATTATCTACAATGCACCACAAAGTAGGGCAACTCCATTGACCTCCCCAATCGTTGCCTACATAGCCGTCTGTTAAAACAATGGCGCATACAGGGTCGATCTTATGCTTACGCATATACTTAGTAATGCACGATGGTGTTGTCCCACCTCCCCCTTTAGGTTTGGTAGATGTTCGCATTTTATCGGCTTCGTTTAAACCATACACCTCATGCCCCGCTACTTCACTATCCCAGTAAATCAAATCCACTTGCTCGGGGTTTACATTCTCCATAATGCTACTCACCTCGGATAAGAACCGATTGAGAATAGCACCTTGAATAGAACCCGATGTATCAACGGCTACCACAATGCGCCCTGTTGTTTCGCTAATGGTTGAAGGCATATAAATGTCATGCTGTAACCATCTGCGGTTTGGTTTGCGCCATGTGCAATCATCTTTACCAGCGCATACTGCCGAAATGAATTCACGCAAGGCATCTTTCCAGTTCACCTTAGCCGACATAAGATCATCAAACGATCTGTTTAAACTGCCTCCCACTTTGCCCGCTAGAATTGCACCTTGACGAATGGCTTGGTCAATCTCGCTTGCCAACTCCTCGGCTTCCTCTGCGCTCATCTCCTCTGCACCATCCCAATCATGCTCATCAAACTGCCCACCTCCGCTACCATCATTTTCGGGTGGGTCAGGTAATAGATGGAACACTTGACCACTATCCATGCCTTTGTATTTGGCATCAATAAGGCATCCTTTAGGTAGGGTTACGAATTGGTTTGATCGCTCGCCCTCATCCATGATCTCCAAGTTAATCACATAATCGCAGGCATAGTTCGCCTTTGTGTGGTTGATCTTAGATAAGTGTTTCCATGTCAGTAAGTGCCTATACATTTTGTGCTTGGCTTCGTGGATGATTACACCCCGTAAGTCTGAATCGGATAAGCCCTCGACAAATTTGCGCCCGTAATAAACATTCTTACCATTGGTGCAAGCCGTTCTCACATTGTCTTTGATCTTAACTTCCCCGATCATCAAAATACCTGAATAGGCTACAAACTGCGGGGACTTCATTAGGTCAATGTGCGCCCGTTCAATGCGTTGCTCTGCGGTTAGTGCCATTATATTTTCCTTTCGACATCTTTAACTGCTTTATATCGTGCCTCTGCTATGCACACAAGTTCAGGGTATGCGTTACTAACCCAGTCATAAAACTTCATAACCTCTCGGGCTTCGTATGCTTCATCTGCAAGGGCTTCGTTCTCATATTTTAATTGCTTGATCTCGGCTTCTGCTTCCTCTAATTGCTCCTCAATCTCTGCTATTGCATCCGATACTTTACCCGTGTTTATTACACCCCTCTTTAGCACGATTTAATCCCCACCTTATCACCATCCTTGTAAACAGTCGCCCTACCCTCTGCCAGTAACATTAAGCCCAACTGGAAAACCAATAGGGTTTTGTGCGCTCTGTTGGCGAGATGTTTAAACACTACTGCCAAAATGGTGGCAACGATAGCCCACACCATCAAAAAGATTTCACTTGACTCCATAATTTTCCTCGTATGTTAGATATGGTTTAAACACCTTGCGCTTCTCACCGAACACATAGAACAGGGGGTTTACCTCTGCCACTACTGCCCGCTTTTCTGCGGGGGTCTTGGCTTGGCTCATGCGGTATTGCATAGACCTCAGAATCTCATCTTCGATCTTCTTGGCTCTGCGTTTGGGGATATTGTGCATAGCGTTTAAACTGTCTGTGCGAATAAGTAATTGTTTTCGGTAGCCCATTTGATAAATCCTTGATTAGTGCCTACTGTTGTTTTCTTACTGGTTCGCATTACTGATGTTGCGAATAGCCCTTGTGCTTCTTTAGATAGTCTGCCCATATACTCTACCCACTTATTGATAGTGTCCTTCTCTACTTTCTGAATAGCGGAATAAACTAGCATACATACGGCACTTGGGCTATTAGGCACTTTGGTCTTGCTTGGCTCTTTAATGATGGCTTCCCATGTTGGCAACTCATCTGTTAATTGAATGATGGAGAGCATATCGTATGTGGCTCTGTTTCCAATCGTGCCTTTTAATGCGTGTGCCATGATGTCAATGCCTAAATGCTTGGACTTTTTAATGATGTCCGATGCCCTGTTTAAACTGCGTGGGGTGCAAAATGCGGGGCGGGGTGTGCGTGGGTCGTAGATGTATTCATTATCCGATGCGTTATTAAAATCTTCGAATGATGCCAACATCTGCGGGAATTGTTTTACAGTCATTAAAACTTCGGGGGCGATGTTGTTGTCCAATGCCCACTCAATCCACTCATCTGATGAGGGCTTACGCACCTTCACAACAGAGATACGATTGCGGGCATGGGGTGGTAGGTTATCCCCAATAGCTTCGTTGGCTAGGTTGGTGGTGGCGAATACAATGCTTCCTTCGGGCAATTCAAATGTGCCTAGCTTGCGTTCTAACATCAATCTAAGACAAGCGTTCATTACTGCCTTTGATGCCTTGCCGATCTCATCAAGCATTAAGACAATGGGCTTATCAAAGTGAAAACCAAATTCCTCGTTAGGAATAAAACTACAAACTTCTGTGCCGTTTAAACTGCGTATCTTAGGGACTAGAAAATCCCCTACATCTTTGGTTGTCATATCACCATAACAGAAGTGATGAGTATCGGCTAGTTTAGATTTCAAGATGGACAGAATAGAGGACTTACCTATCCCCATCTCGCCTTGTGCTAATACTGTGGTTGTGTCGCCTACGGCTAAAATTAGGTTGGCGGTGTCGTTAAGTGATAGCGACTTGTATAAATCTGACATGGTGTTGCCTTTCAATTAAATTATGGTGATGTTTAAACTACTCCCCTTTTTCTAGGGGTTTAAAACTGATTACATGGCTTTACCTCTTTGGTTGTAAGGGATTACTGCCCCCGCTTTTCTAGGCGGGTCTATGGTTCGCTTTGGGGTGTTGGTGTGTCCTCTCATGGTTGATTGTAAGACTACTGATAACTAGGAATATACAGATCAGGGGCAAATAAAAATATAAGTAATAACCCTAATAACAAAATGGTGCAATATAGGTCATCTTTGGACATCGTTTAAACACTCCCCTAAATGTTTGGTGTTGGTGATCGTGGTTGAATGGGTATCAGGGAAACGAATCGTAGCCCATTCACCCGATATATCGACTATTTCGACCTCATCAAACCCGCACCATATAGCCCGATCACCTTGCTTAAAGTATTCGTTAATCATAGCGTTGTCCCCACTAAAAGAATGGCAACTAAAACGATGGCTAAAATAAATCCTATAAGATGGTCTGACATGGTTTAAACACTCCCTAAGTTTAATAAATTGTCAAAATAATCCTGTGGTTGGTCGATTGCTTTTACCCCATCAATCCACTTGTTAATGTGGCGGGTGGTGGTCTTAGACCACTTTTTAGTGGTTCGATGGAATGAATAGGTAGCTTTATCAAAACTTGCAACTGGTGTTGCATATGAGAATAAAACAATATGCTTCGGGGTTTCTAATAGGTTCATATTAGAAGCGATTGGTTTTAATTGTAGTTGGTTCATGGTTTAGGTTCTCTCTGTTAGTTATAGTCAATTTCGTAGCCATCTTCGGATAAGCTAGAGCAATAATCACTAAACCCAACACGATAGGCGATAGGGTCTAATTCTCTCAATGCTCTACTAGGTTGATACTGATACCCGCAAATCTCTGCCATGGGGTAGCAATCATCTAACATATCATCATATTGGCTTAATGCTTCGGATTCGGTCATGGTAATGGTTTGATCTTCGGGTTCAGGTGCATCATCTTCGGGTTTGCTAAATCGTGCCTTAATGTATTGCTCAAGGTCTTTGCCTGTCAATTTTTGGGTGTAATTGGTTGTCATGGTATTGGTTTTCCTATTGGTTGCGTTTAAACAATGCGGGGGATTGCCCCCCGCTTTGGTCTTAATCATCGGTTAGGTTTACTGACATATCCCACCCAAATGCTTCGCAATCTACATCAGGGCAGGTCGGTTTGGCTAACTCAATCCACTTCTTGCTTGTATATACCTGATAGCCACAATGAGAGCATACACATTTAAGCATGCGAGTGCCTTGTTTTTTGCGGTTAGATGATAAAAGGGTAGCATGGGGATACTCACCCGCTTCAGCAATCCAGTTTTGGATAATGGCTTTCAATTCAGCACCAGCCCCCGCACTTGTCATTTTGCCTTCTAATCCTACGGCATTGGCGCACTTCTTGAAAATTGCACCATGCCCCGCTTTGTTGCCTACTGTGGCATGACATAGCTCATGGATAAGGGTGTCAATAACATCAAATGATTTTGACAAGCGGGGTGCTATAAATATCTCACAATGTTTATCTTCGCTTGCTTCGCTTGACCAGCACTCACCTATTGCTTTTTTGGTGCTTGTTTGCCCGCATGACATACGCACCCTATCAGGGATTGTGTAGCCCTTAGCCTTGAAATGGGGGCGGGCATAGGTGTCAGTTATGTAGTTTAAATATGCTTCTCTGTTTAGTGCTTGCATGGTGTTCTATTCCTTGTAGGTTAGTAATCATGGCGGGGTTGCCCCCGCCTGTTAATTAGTTAAATAAAGCCCAATCGATTTTGTAATCTTCGGTATGCTCTGCGCCCTTATAAAACTGAATCAGGTCAGGATTGTGGGCTTCCCAAAATTCCTTGTAGCCCTGTGCATTGTATATATTGCGTTCGAATAATCCTGTGCCATGCTCAACAGGGCTAAAGCCCCACTCTTGGATTAACTCTCGTTTGCGGTCTGTATTCATTGTTCTATTCCTTGTAGGTTAGTAATCATTATGTTGCGGTGCAACATGGTAGCGGTGTTTTGCTTGCCATGTGATAACTATATAGAGTTTTTGCCCTTGTGCCTGTTTGCCTACCTATCGCTTTCCCTAATAGGGTTTACCCCTAAGGGTTTACCCTCGAAAATCAAGATCGCAACCCCTCTGATACCCATACCCCATCTCTCAGGCAAACGGCTAAAAAGGGGCTTAAAACGCTTTAGATTAGATTGTCATGTTGATGGATAGTTTATATGACTTAGTGTTGTATTTTGTCCAATCCCCCACCCCGCCACTCGCACCCGCATGGTGCATAGCCCCCCGCCATATTGCACCGCAACACAGCGCACCAATATAGTGCATCACTCTACCCCCATTATGCCAACGCACCAATGTGGTGCATTCACTCTGTCCCCATTACCAACGAGCCACTATGCCAATGCACCAATGTAGTGCATCACTCTGTCCCCATTATGCTAGTGCACCAATGTGGTGCATACCGCATTGTGGGATAGGGTTTCATAATGCGGAATGATACCCCTCCTTTTTGCTAAGGGGGGCTTTTCAAAAGTCGATACCCCAATTAAACAGACCCCCATGGTGCCCGGCCGGGGGCCCCACAGACCGTGAGTTTTTATAATTTTCGCCACCGTAAATTTTTTTTTATAAAAATCAAGTACTTACAAAGATTGTCGCCCTGGGACCCTGATTATTAGTCGTTAAGTGTTTGATTATAAAAAAGAATCCGAAAAATTCGCGGGGGTAGCGGGGGTAGCGGGGGTATGTTTACTCTTTCCTAGATTTTTTTTTTTTTTTTTTTTTTTTTTAAAAAAAGATAAAACAACCCTGTCTACCCTGTCTACCCTGTCACTTTTTAGTGGTTGACCCTGGAAAAAACACTAGATGTAGTGTTTGGGGCGAAAACACCTACTTTTTTGCATTAGTTAGTGTATGACTAAGTATGCCTACCAAATCCAAGGCGCATTGGAAAATGCGGAAGGAAAATTTTGTGGTTTTCGGGTATTGGTAGGTAACGCGGACTTTTTAGATATTGCCGATGTTCCAGCTGAGGTGTTTCCAAAAGAAACGGCTAAGTACATCGAGTTTAGATTAAAAGTCACCGAAAGGTTTGATGTTAGGAAGCTACCTCCCACAGTGGAGAATAGCATTAGAGCGCCGCTAGGGCGCTGGTTAGATAGATGGGTACTTAACAACTTTGGCAATATTAGCAAACCAAAAAATACTAACGCTTGACTATTGGAAGACAGCCCACGACCTAAGAGTTGGGGATTACGTATTTGACAAAGAGGGCAACCTTCAAAAAGTAACCTTGGTCCAAGAATATCGAGCCACAGATTGCTACCAAGTTTACTTTAACGACCACCTTACTGTGGCCGGCGATATGCACCTTGGATTTCAGATTGAGGACCAACGGTACCGCAACCGCCTAAACCAATACAAAGGTAAGTTTAAATTCAAGCGCCCGTTAAAGTTTCGTAAGGTTCAAGACCTTCCGACTGACAACCTAAAGCAAAACAATGGGGGCCATGCGTTTTCCATACCCACCACCAAGCCCCTACAGTTTCCCCACCAGACCCTACCGGTCCCTTCCTTTATATTCGGCTATTGGTTCTTCACACACGAAACCCGTAACCGTAGGATGCACTTCTCTAAAGGAAACCATGATTTTCTAACTGATGTCTTTAAGGGTGCCGGGTACAGCATCATTGAGCGTGGTAAACATTCAAATGGAGAACGGTACTTTTCTGTACACCCAACCATTGAGTCACACCTATCGTTTGACTTACCGCACCGCATTCCAAACAACTACCTGCTTTCTTCTTCTGAACAGCGATTGGAATTGCTCAAAGGTATCTTGTGCGCCAAACCCAAGACCTACTCCAAGAAAACCGGTCTATTCCGGTTCTCTACCCAGCATCTACCAATTGTCCAACAGATACAATCTTTAGTGGAATCACTAGGGCACAAAACAATCCTGGAAGTAAACGAACAGCGTAAAAGCTATATACTTATTTTCAGATCTAAGTTACAATTAGTAAATAACCAAATACCACACCCAAAACCTTTAGTACATCAAGGACGTAGGTATATCACAGCAATTTCCAAGTTGCCGCCGCAATTGTGTGTTCACATTGAAACCGAAGGAGCTGATAATAGTTACCTGGTCGGAGAAGGATTTATAGCCGTATGCTAACCCCGCAACAAGAAAAGCTATTAACAGCTTTTATAACCAAAAACCAACACTGGCCTAAGCCCCAGCTTGACGCCGCTATTTGGCAAATCAAATGGAAACTACAAGCCCTACCACACCAAAAAGAACCAGAGGATGGAGAATATGACACGTTTCTTATGCTGGCTGGTCGTGGATCCGGTAAGACTCACACAGCTTCTCATTGGATCGGCATTCGCGCTTGGATGTACGATAACACACGCTGGTTGGTCACCGCCCCAACCTCTAATGATATCCGTGCAACTTGCTTCGAAGGAGACTCCGGTCTTCTTAATATCATACCCGCGAGTCTTATCCGAGATTACAACAAGTCCCTCTTTGAGATTACCCTTACAAACGGAAGCCTTATTCAAGGAATCCCCGGCTCCGAGCCAGAACGATATCGTGGTAAACAATACCACGGGGCTTGGTTCGATGAGCTGTGCGCTTTCGATTATATTGACGACGCATACGATGGCGTACAGTTTACCCTACGTCTGCGAGATCCAAGACTCCCTAGAGTCCAGCAAATCATTACAACCACCCCCAAGCCAAAAGAACTTATCGTTGACCTCAACGAAGGCAAAGTCGGTGGTGACGTGTACGTCGCAAATGCGTCGTCATACGACAACAGAGCGAATTTGTCGGAAACGTTCTTTAAACAGCTAGAGACATACGATGGTACTGACATTGGCCGGCAGGAGATTTACGGTGAGATTCTTGATCCAGAGCAGGCTGGTATTATCAAACGTAAGATGTTTAAACTGTGGCCAGCTAACAAGCCAACCCCAGAGCTAGAATACGTTATTGCCTCATACGACCCCGCTACTAGCGAAAAGACACACAACGACCCAACAGCTTGTACAGTATGGGGTATCTTTGAAAACATGGATGTAGGTACCTGTGCCATCCTCCTCGATGCGTGGGATCACCACCTTTCTTATCCGGAATTGCGGCGTAAAGTAATTGAAGACTTCAAAGAAGTTGTTTACGGTGCGGACAACACCTTTGCCAAAGGCCGTAAAGCAGACCTCATATTGATGGAGGATAAGTCCGCAGGTATCTCACTAATCCAGGAACTTCAAGGATCTGGAGCCCCTGTGCGCGCCTACAACCCGGGCCGTGCGGATAAAGTCCAGCGCCTTAACATTGTGGCCCCCCTTATTGCTAAGGGAAAAGTCTACATCCCCGAAGAACCCACAAAAAAGGGTGAGTTTGCAGAATGGGCCAAGCGTTTCTTGCGCCAAGTCTGTTCATTTCCAGAAATGGGAGGCCATGACGACTATGTGGACTCTCTATCACAAGCCCTGCGCGTCCTACGCGATTCTGGTTGGATCCGTCTTGATCCGCTCCCAGCCCGCGATTATGACTACGCAGACGAAGACCCAAGAAAAAGAACTGCCAATCCTTACGCACAGTAAAGGGCGGATTTAGTCTATAATTTGCATTAGTGTATATAGGAACACGAAAAGCGCCTGCAGCGCCTGTTTGGGCCCACACCCAACCTAGTTTCCACCTATTCAACTTGTGGGAGTTAAAATGTTTGACAAAAAAGAATACAAAAAACAGTACCATTGTACAAAAAATGGGCATCTAAGAAGAAATTTAGATCAAATAAAAACAAGAGCAAAATTAAAAAATTTAGAATTTGATTTAGATGCCGAATATTTATTCAGCATACCATCTGAAGTATGCCCTATATTTAACTGCAATTTAAGTTGGGGTAAAGCTAAAAAACAAGCCAATTTTGACAGTCCCTCTTTGGATAGAATTGATCCTAAAAAAGGATATGTAAGAGGAAACGTGCAATGGGTCTCCCATTTAGCAAACACAATGAAAAATAACGCAACTAAAGAACAGTTAGTTCAATTTGCAAATTGGATTTTAAAAACACATGGCTAACCAACCACAATTACCAATTAATATCGGCAGTAACTTGCCAAATCTCGAAAGCGAACAAGATCTTCACGAAAAGGAAGACCAAGACGCTGAGATGGAAGCGTACGCTGAAGAATTTGACCTAGACGATAGCGAAGTTGAACAAGAAGTCATCGAGTTAGATGATGGTTCCGTTGTTATAAACTTCCAAGAAAAACAAGGCCCACAAAAGAATCCAGAGTTTTACACAAACTTAGCAGAAGTGTTTGACGACCAAACGCTTCAGTCTTTGGCCATCGAATATTTGGATTTGATCGATGTCGACAAAGAAGCACGTGAACAAAGGGATAAACAATACGAGGAAGGGCTTCGTAGGACCGGCCTTGGTAAGGACGCTCCTGGTGGTGCTACTTTCGACGGTGCTTCTAAAGTTGTTCATCCCGTCATGGCCGAGGCTTGCGTTGACTTCGCGGCTTCCTCTTCCAAAGAGTTACTACCACCAGACGGCCTTGTCAAATCGAACATCAAAGGTAACTCAGACAGACAAAAAGAAGACACAGCCGATCGTAAAGTAACCTTTATGAACTGGCAGCTCACAGAGCAAATTCCAGAATACCGTGACGAGATGGAGCAGTTGCTGACCCAACTCCCACTCGGCGGTTCCCAATTCCTTAAATGGCGCTACGATGACGAGCAACGTCGTCCAACATGCGAATGGGTACCGATTGACGCGATCCTCCTGCCTTATGCAGCATCAAACTTCTATACAGCTCAACGCGTAACAGAAGTACAAGACATCACAGAAGACATTTTCTTACAGCGTGTAGAAACTGGTATCTATCGTGACATTGACTCAGTTTACAGTTCTGATGCTCCGCTTACTGATCAAACCCGCAGCCAAGAAGCCAACGACAAAATTGAAGGCAAACAAAACCCATCTAAAAACATTGACGGCCTGCGCCGTGTGTATGAGATTACATGTTTTTTACGTTTAGAAGACGATCCTGAAACTGAAGGTCGCCGCGCACCATACATTTTAACCATTGACGAAACCACTTCTGAGGTTATCGGTCTGTATCGTAACTGGGAATCAGGCGATGAAAAACTTGAGAAAATGGATTGGTATGTGGAGTTTAAATTTATTCCATGGCGTGGAGCTTACGCTATTGGATTGCCTCACCTTATTGGCGGTCTTTCCGCTGCTCTTACTGGCTCTTTGCGCGCTCTGCTTGATGCTGCTCATATCAACAACAGCCAGACAATGCTTAAACTCAAAGGTGGACGCATTGGAGGACAGTCTGACCGAATTGAGCCAACCCAAGTTGTAGAAATTGAAGGGGCACCAGGTGTTGATGACGTTCGTAAGATCGCAATGCCAATGCCGTTTAACCCACCGTCAAGCGTTTTGTTTGATTTACTTGGCTGGTTAACAAACGCAGCTAAAGGTGTGGTAACAACTGCAGAAGAAAAGATTGGCGACGCAACAAACAACATGCCAGTTGGAACAACCCAAGCTCTGATTGAGCAAGGCGCCAAGGTTTTCTCTTCAATTCATGCTCGCTTACATCGTTCACAAGCTAAGTCCTTACAAATCATCTCACGTATCAATCATTGGTACTTGGATGAAATGGACAACCAGTCTGGCGAAGAGATTGAAGTACGTGATTTTGCGTACAATTCAGACGTTCGCCCAGTTTCAGACCCTAATATTTTCTCTGAAACACAGCGTTTGGCCCAGAATCAAGCCCTTTTACAAATGGCTTCGACTGCGCCTCCAGGAATGTTCAACATTCGTGCAGTTTATCAGCGCATTTTAAGCCAACTTAAGATTCCGGCAATTGGAGAAGTATTACCCAATCCAATAGGAATTGTAGAATCTAACCCGGCCCTTGAAAACGTTTCAATGACTATGGGCCAACCAGCTGCTGCTTTCCCAGATCAAGACCATTTAGCACACATTCAGGTGCACTTAGAGTACGCAAACAACCCTGCGTATGGCAACAGTCCAGTTATTGGACCAGTTTTTGCACCTCATGCTTTAGAACACATCAAGCAACACTTAACTTTACACTATTTGCAAGAGATGCGTGGCTATGTATCACAAGCAGCCAACGGTAAAGACGAATTTGAGTTGCATAAAGAGAAGCCTTTGGATGCAGAAGCACAAAAAGCACTTGCTATGGCTTCTCGCATGGTCGATAACGATGCTAAAACCAATTTGGCTCCATATATTCAACAAATTCAAGTTCTGGCTCAAAAAGTTGCTCAAGCACAACAGCAACAGCAACAAGCTGCAATGATGTCTGACCCAACTGCCGCAGTAATCATGCAGACTCAGATGGCAGAAACCAAGCGTAAGCAAGAAGAAGCTCAAGCCGACATGCAACTTGATGCTAAAAAGCAAGAACAAGAGTATCAACTTAAAATTGCTCAGCTACAACAGAAGGTTCAAGAGCTACAAGCTAAGTATCAAACTCAAACTAGCATCGATAACCAGCGTAATGCTACGGATATCGCTATGGCTAACATCAATAACGCCGCAAAAGAGCGCGTTGCTATGATTACAGCCCAAGCCAACATGAGCCAGCAGCAAATTGCCCTTGATGCGGAACAAAATCAGTCCGCAATGGAAGCAATTAACACAGCGCAGCAAGATATTCGCCAACATGGCTTAGCAGTTCAGCAACAACAGTTTGATCAACAAGCTCAACAGGTTCAACACCAGATTGAAGCTCAAAAATCACAGCAAGATTTGATTGCACAGCAACAAGCACATCAGCAAACACTACAACAAAACGATCAGGCGCATCAACAACAGTTAATGCAAGCAGATCAGCAGCATCAACAGGCATTACAGCAACAACAAGAACAACAAGCAGCACAACCACAACCTACTGAAGGGCAATAATCATGGCAGACGAATTAGGCTTTCGCCAAACTTACAAACAAATGGGTAAACAAAGCTCCGGCGGCGGCCCTGGCGAGAAAACTATCGACAAAGGTAACTCGGGTTCCAAGCGTTCAAACAATGCAGTATTAAACCAGAATAAAATGGCTAAATCAAGCAAAGTTGGACCAGATAAGAACCTTAACGATATCGGCGGCGGTAACTTTTATTAATTTTAGGGCGGATTCTTTCATATTGTTGCATTAGTAAGAGTATGAAAGACTTTTTGTCCCAAATTATCTCTCGTACGAGAGATGAAAAGCAGAAACTTGCGGCAGCTATTGCTTCAGGTATCAATGTTAATACTTTTGATGACTACCAACGTTTAATTGGGCGTCACGAAGGGTTTCAAGCCGTCTTGGACATTATTGACGAACTTTTGACGGAAGACGAAGAGCTGTAGAGCTCAGAAAGGATTGCCGAATGGCGATTGATATTAGAGAAGGCGACGAGCCGGATACACGAACAGAAACAGAGTGTTTTCCAGACGTTGACCCCGGTGTTGAAATTCTTGGTGACCGAGTATTGGTGCAATTGCGCCGTGAAAAGCTAACAAGTAAAGGCGGTATCTTCCTCGTGGAAGAAACCAGGCAGACGTTAAAGTTTAACGAGACTGTAGCCAAAGTACGTGGCATTGGTCCCTTAGCATATAAGAGCCCAGATGATCTGACTCCATGGCCAGAAGGCCCTTGGTGCCAAGTTGGCGATTTAGTTCGCACCATTAAGTACGGCGGTGACCGTTTTGTTGTGCAACCTGACGATGATGGCGCAGCTGTAGTGTTTATTACACTCCAGGCGCGTGAAGTGATCTCTAAGATCAAATCATTTGAAGCTGCACAGAAAATGAAATCGTTTGTAGACTAATAACTTTTGTAGAAAAGACAAAGATGGCAGATAATGATAAAGATGTTCCCATTAAGGAACGTGAAGATGGCTCGGTTTTAGCCAAAATAGAGATCCCAGACGAAGTCGAAGATCACGAAGAACCAAAACATAAAAAAGACGAAGAACACGACGACGAAGATGACGGTCACGAAGACGGCGATGATGCAGCTGCCGAAGAAGGTGAAACCGACGAAGAGCGGGAGTCAATCCGAGAAGCACGTCGTGAAGAGCGCAGACTCAAAAAAGAGTTAAAGAAACAACGCGATCTCTCCGCAAAGAACAAGATTACTGCACTTGAGCGCCGCAATGCGGAACTAGCAGAACGCTTGGCAAAAGTTGAAAGTACAACATCATCTTATCAGTTTGCACAACTGGACAAGGCTATCGAAGACGAAGCCACCCGTGTTGAGTATGCTAAGATGAAAATGGTACAGGCAGCTCAGTCCGGCGATGCTGTAGCTCAGATGGAGTATTTAGAGCAGTTGACAGACGCTAAACAGCGCCTCAACCAAGCTCAACATTTTAAGAAACAACAAGTTGATAACGCGCAGGCACCTAAGCAAAACGTGCCAAACCCGATCACTACTGAAGTTCAACAGAACGCCACAAAATGGCTTAAAAAGAACTCTTGGTACGATCCACAAGCCCGCGATGTCGATAGTAAGATTGCTAAAGTAATTGACCAAGAGCTCGTTTCTGATGGTTGGGATCCAAGTGATCCTGAGTATTGGGAAGAGTTAGACAATCGTTTACAATCCCGCCTTCCGCACCGTTACACCAGTAAGGGTAGCAAAGAAGGTAGACGATCTGCAGGCCCAACAGCCTCAAGCAGATCAGCAAGCACTGCAGCACAAAAGCCTGGCACCATCACACTAAGCCGTGAACGTGTTAGCGCAATTAAAGATGCTGGTGCATGGGATGATGTAGAAAAACGAAACAAAATGATCCGCGCATACGCGCTGTATGATCGTCAAAATAAAGGTTAATTAAAATGGCAACAAATCCAAGAATCAAACGTGACTTAGAAGACCGCTTACAAGAGCGAGTTGAAGAAACGAAAGAGCGGATCGAAAACAACGATCCAACAGTATTATCCAAAAAGGAGCGTGTAGCTGCGTTCCGTGATAAATGGCAAAATTCGGCTTTACCGGACTTGCCAGGCGGGGTAATTCCCGGGTTTCACCTGTGTTGGTTATCCACCACAAACAATTATGACAGTATCGACAAACGATTAGCATTGGGATATGAGCCAGTGAAAGCCTCGGATTTAGGAAAAGGCTTTGAGAACTTAGGCAAGATGAGCTCGGGCAAGTTTGAAGGCTGTGTTAGCTGTAATGAAATGGTTCTCTTCAAGTTACCAGAAGAAATCTATCAAGAAGTTATGCGCATGCTGCATCTCGAGGATCCTCTCGAGCATCAGAAAAACATTACCGCTCAAGTGCGTTCAACCGCACAAGAAGGTAAAGGTGGCAGATCTATTCTTGAAGGTGGCATTTTGGAAATGGAAAAAGAAACCGCTAAGGCGAATAGTAATATTCGTTTTCAATAACATTCTTCAAAAACAAAGGAAACATTAATGTCTACGACATACCAACCCTTTGGTCTGAAGCCGGCTTACCACCCAAGTGGTCTAGACCGTGCGACTCAATTTGTTGGCACAAACAGCTTCCAAGCTGCTACTGACAACACATACAACGCACCTTATGGACTCACTTCTGGTCAGGCTTTCTACCAATATCAACCAGTGGGTATCAACTCATCTGGCCAATTAGTCCCAGCTGCTACTTTAGCAGCAACAAGCCGCATGTTTGGTGTATTCGACGGTGTTGAATTCACAGACTCACAAGGTCGTCGCTCTGTAGCTAAATGGGCTTCTAAGCTCACTTTAGATGCCTCTACACAAATCATTTTCTGGGTATTCAGTGATCCAGCATTGGTTTACGAAGCACAAGTAAACGGTTCTGTAGCTACTTCAGCTATCGGACTTGAGTACAACTTTGACTCAACCAACAACGCAACGGTAGGTTACTCTATCGGTAACGGCGGTGCAGGTTTCAGCCAAACAGCATTAGCAGCTTCTCCTGTTGCTGCCGGTGCTCAAGGCCAAGTTAAAGTTGTTGGACTCGGACGTGAAGCAGCATTCCCAGCTGGGCAAACCAATGCTTGGGCTGATGCTTACACAATCGTTCAGGTTCAGATCGCTAACAGCCAATTGGTCGCTCCGTCGATCTCGGTTTAATCAATAACGAAAGAAAAGGAATAGCAAATGGCAACCCCAATGCGCAGTACCGACTTTCGTGCGGTAGTCGAACCGATTATCAACGAAGTCTTTGATGGTGTATACGAACAACGCTCTGACGAGTGGAAAGGTTTCGTAGAACAGATCCAAGGTATCCCACGTAACTACCACGAAGAAGTAATGCTTTATGGTATGAACGCAGCTCCTGCAATGCCTGACGGCACTCCAGTTAGCTACGATCAAGGTGGTACATTGTACATCACCCGTTTCATCTACCAAATCTATGGCTTGGCTTATGCTTTGACCAAAGTTTTGATGGAAGACGGCGATCACATCCGTATCGGCTCAACTTTCGCTAAACACTTAGCTTCATCTATGATTGAAACTAAGGAAACTTTGTGTGCTAACTTGTTGAACTTCGCGTTCACAGCTGGTTACACTGGTGGTGATGGCGTAACTTTGATCAATACAGCACACCCAATCGCTAACGGCGCTTCTTACTCTAACCAGTTATCTACAGCTGCTTCTTTGAGCCAAACTTCTGTTGAACAGATGTTGATTCAAATCCGCTCAGCTATCGACAACAACGGTAAGCGTATCCGCTTGAAAGCAGAACAGTTAGTTGTTCCTCCAGCACTCGAGTTTCAGGCAGAGGTTATCCTCAAATCTGTACTCCGTTCTGGTACAGCTGACAACGATTTGAACCCAATCAAATCAACAGGCATGTTGCCTAAAGGTACACACGTGGTTACACGTTTGTCCTCTAGCAAAGCCTGGTGGGTTCAGACTGATGCTGAGAATGGTCTCATGCTCGTAATGCGTCGTCCGATGGAAAAATCGATGGAGGGAGACTTCGAAACAGACAGCATGCGTTACAAAGCAACAGAACGTTACGCAACTGGATGGCACGATGCTCGCAACATCTACGGCACCCCTGGACTTTAATCCAAGTCTGGTAGTAATAAAAAGCCCAGCCCACAAAGCTGGGCTTTTTTCATGTATAATGTCAGAATGGCAACTACAAAAGAAAACCAAAAACGATTAGCGCGTGAATGGTATTTACGCAATAAAGAATTAGCTAAAGAGCGGGCTAAAGCTTGGGTATTAGCTAATCCAGAAAAACGATATGCAATTCATCGCAAAAATCGTGACTCTAATTTAGAACAGCACAACGCATACAATAGGAAGTGGAACAAAAACAACAAGCCCGTTAAAGCCGCTTTAGAATGTAAACGTAGAGCATCACAACTCCAACGCACACCAGCATGGGACCCAGACGCGCACCTCATTATCGCCAAATACCAACTAGCCGCTATGCTCACCAAAGCATCTGGCATTGAACACCACGTAGACCACATTATCCCCCTTCAAGGCCGTAAAGTATCGGGCTTGCATGTCTTTTCCAATCTCAGAGTCATTCCCGGCTCAGATAATGTCAAAAAATCTAACAAATTCACAGTTTAGGGCGGATTTAACCTATTTTTTGCATTAGTAGGTATAGGTAGAACCGTCCATACATAGCTCCCGTAATCTACCCGGTGAGATAATCAAGTATCTAGTGTGGGCTCCCTCTTGATAGGAAATCAAAATGTCAGTATCTTTCACAGGTCCAGTCCGGATCTACAAGTATAACAATCCAACAAACAACGGTGTAATCGCTCCAGATAACACAGGCGCAGCCCGTGTATCACAACAAGCATTTATTACCAACCCAATTACAAGCACAACTTCTGGTGCTACAACCTTTACAACTGCCCCTGTAGGCACAACAACTCCAGTTCCATTCGAGTTGCCGGCCGGCGCAATCATTGAAAGTTTTGCATTGTATCAAGATACAGCTGCAACTGGCTTGACTGGTGGCGTAATCACTGTTTCAATCAACATCACAAACCCAACAACTGGCGCTGTGACAACTACAGCAATTGGTACAATTACCCCAACAGCAGCTGGCGGTCGCATTGCTGGTGTATTTACAGCAACTGCAGCAACTGCAGCTATCCTTGAAAACATTGGCTTATTGGATGCTTCATTGTCATTCTCTGCAGCTACTGTTTCTGCTAACACTGGTACTTTGGGTGGCACAATCTCTGTAGACTACACAGCACGTAACTACACTGGCTCTATCATCAACGTTGGCCAAGGTTACACCAATAATTAATTGCCTCGGGGGCTACGGCCCCCTACTTCAACATTAAAGGAAATTAATTATGTCTTTAGTAACAAATCTACAAGCAACACCATACGCAATTGAGTCGGTAACTAAAGTCGGGGCCTATGAGCCTTTTGACCTTCAAGTTGCTCGTACTCAAATTATGGGCCACAGCACCGTAAATATTTATGGTTACCAAACCTCTGTAACAACATCAGTTATTCCTTTATGGGAAAACGCAACGACTTATACATACCCAAGTTCTGCTATTACTATGAACTTAGCAGGTACTTCTGGCGATACTGCTAAAATTACCATTGATGGATTAGATGCAAATTATTTGCAAATATCTGAAACACTAACATTAAGCGGCGCGACTGCTGTACCAACAGTAAACAAATATTTCCGAATTAATAACATGTTTGTAACTTCTGGTAGCGCATCAAACCCATCTGGCGCAGTTACATTAAAAGATGTAACAAATACTACAACATACGCACAGATTAATGCTGGTATCGGTAGAACGCAAATGGCTATTTACACTGTACCAGCTGGCTATACTTTGTATTTAAGTCGAGTTAACGCGTATACTTCGTTCAATGGTAACAATGCCAACTATGTAACGTACAGAAATCAAAGCGTCTCTTCATCTGGTGTAGTGTCAGTAACACAACAATCTCCGTTTACCCAGTTCTATGCAGCACAGCGTGTAATGCCCCGTCCTTTTACTGAAAAAACAGACCTTCAAATTCAATTTTCGACAAGTACTGGTACAGCGGCTATTAGTGTTGCAGTTGAATGTTTCTTGATCCAAAACGACGGTCAAGCATTACCTTCAGCACTCTAAGGCACCTAAATGCCTGTTTATCTTGATACCCGAGGTAATTCTGTTCTTTCTGTTGCGGTGTGCGATCGCTGCAACAGAAAGATGGCTTACGTCGACCTATTTCCGGATCCAAATTTTCCGGGAATGCGGGTATGCAAAGAAGACTTAGATCAGTTTGATCCTTGGCGTTTACCTGCGCTACAGACTGAAAACATTGCGTTACGTTTTCCACGTCCGGATGTTTCTATTGCTACAGGCCCAATTGGCGGCAATCAAATTATGACTGAAAACGGATTTCAAAACGGAAATTCAGTTTTTATTGAGGGCACCAATGGAACATACGCAAATAACACGGGCGACTTAAACAAAAACAGTAATGTGGTACCATCGCCATCAGTACTAAATCCATATATTTATGGTGTATCACCAAACACAGGTGCAAAAACCGGCGGTACTTTTGTGACCATTACCGGAGCAAATTTTACAGCTGTAAACACTGTAAGATTTGGTAACGTCTTGGCATCATTTGAATTAATTAACTCTACTCAAATTAATGCGTTTACCCCAGCTTACCCGGTAACTGGTTTGGTTGACGTTTCAGTAATATCACCGTTTGGTATTGGCACCTCACATGGTGCCTTTACTTACACAACATAATACATGGCCGATCAGTCAATAACACAGTTACCAATCGCTACCCCGCTAACGGGTGACGAACAGGTACCTGTTGTACAAAAAGGTGTAACAAAACAAGCATCTGTTTCTCAGATTGCTAACGCAGCCTCGCCCGGCAAACTCATTACCAACATTATATATAACTCAACAACGGGTTATTTAACAATTTATTACAGCGACGGATCAACAGAAGTTGTCGGCCCTGTATCCGGGTGGTCGGGATATTCAGGTCTATCTGGTTACAGTGGTCTGTCTGGCTACAGTGGCGCGTCTGGTATTTCTGGGTACTCTGGTAAATCTGGTTTTTCTGGCATTTCTGGATATAGTGGTATCTCCGGGTACTCAGGCTCTGGTGTATCTGGCTACTCTGGCTTCTCTGGATTCTCTGGATTCTCTGGTTTATCAGGATCTGTTTACATCGGCGCAACACCTCCCCCATCCCCAGGCGCAGGCTCAATGTGGTGGGATGATGTGTATGGTAAGTTAAAGATTTATTACTGTGACATTGATGGTTGCCAGTGGGTAGACTCAATTATGGGTACCGCTGGTTTCTCTGGATACTCTGGTATCTCGGGCTACAGTGGTTCTGGTATCTCTGGCTACAGTGGTATTTCTGGCTACAGTGGGTCTGGTATCTCTGGCTACAGTGGTATTTCTGGCTACAGTGGATCCGGTATTTCTGGCTACAGCGGTATCTCTGGCTACAGTGGTATTTCTGGCTACAGCGGTATCTCTGGCTACAGCGGTATCTCTGGCTACAGTGGTATTTCTGGCTACAGCGGTATCTCTGGCTACAGTGGTATCTCTGGCTACAGCGGTATCTCTGGCTACAGCGGCTCTGGTATTTCTGGCTACAGTGGTATTTCTGGCTACAGTGGTATTTCTGGCTACAGTGGTATTTCTGGCTACAGTGGTATTTCTGGCTACAGTGGTATTTTTGGCGACAGTGGTATTTCTGGCTACAGTGGTATTTCTGGCTACAGTGGTATTTCTGGCTACAGTGGTATTTCTGGCTACAGTGGTATCTCTGGCTACAGCGGCTCTGGTATTTCTGGCTACAGTGGTATTTCTGGCTACAGTGGTATTTCTGGCTACAGTGGTATTTCTGGCTACAGTGGTATTTCTGGCTACAGTGGTATTTCTGGCTACAGTGGTATTTTTGGCGACAGTGGTATTTCTG